CTGATGGCTCCTATCAAGATCAAGCCGCAGATCGCCGATGTATATATGACCGATTTTGACGAGCGTTCCGTCGAGGCATCTGAACATTTTGGCGAGTACTATGCGCACGTGGCCGAGCAGTTTGGCTGCGACTTTTTGAATGCCGCCGAGTTTGCCGAGCCGGGCGATATCGACTATCTGCATATGATGCCCGAAAGCCACGAGAGCTTGGGACATGCCGTGGCAGCCAAGCTCAAAGAGATGCTCGGTGAGTAGCACGGCCCCAAACCACCACAGAGTTCCCCTTGCGGGGGCTTGTTTCGTTTGTTTGTCTTGATCTGTAACAGTTCCAAGGCCGAAAACGGGCTAGATGTTACAGATTAAGATTATTTAGGTCGATATCGATTGTTTGTCTTGATCTGTAACATCTAGGGTCGATTTTGCCGAGTTACTGTTACAGATCGAGATGTTTGTGGGAGCCACCGCAAAGGTGCCTGTCCCCTTTGCGGCGGTTTTGGGCTGCGAATCTTAATATTGCCACAACTAACTGCGTGCCATCTACCTGCGGGTTTGCGGGGGAATATCCTAACTTATCCCAAGCGCGTCGAAGGCGGCGCGGACGACCTGCTCGGCGGTGGGGCGGATGTAGTGCCTGCCCGACACGCCGGGGAGGGCGTGGCCCATGAGCATCTCTATGAGGTCCCACGGCAGGCGAAGCTCGACCTCCGCTATCGTACGCCACGAGTTGCGCAGGTTCGACCACGGGATGTGCTCGATGCCGCGGGCGGCGCAGAGTTTCCGCCAGCGGTCGTTGCAAATGCTGCGGTTCATGGGCAGCCCGTCGCCCCGGTCGCTCAGCCACTCGCGGCCCTCGGCGGCGCGGGCGGCTGCTATCTCGACGAGGCGGTCGGCGGCCTGCGGCAGGATCACGACGGTGCGGGCGGACTTGGCGGTCTTGAGGGCGCCCACCGGCTCGGTGCCGGACTGCTGCATCTGGCGGCAGATGTCGGCGGAGGCGAGGACGGTGCCGCTACGCTCCCAGCGCAGCACCTCCTCGGTGCGCACGCCCAGCGACTCGCCCGAGCGGCAGGAGCCGAAGCACGCGAGGATGAACGCGGGCTCCAGGGGGTTGCCACACAGTTCGTCGAGGACGCCCAGGGCCTCGTCGAGGGTGTAGACGCGCTTTGAGCGCTCGCGGGTCTTGCGGGTGGGCATGGTGTACCTGACGCTGGCGGCGAAGGGGTCGAGCGGCAGGCGGATGAAGGTCGAGACGCAGGCGTAGACCTTGCGCAGGGTGAGCAGGGCGGTGTCGGCGGTGGCGGCGGGCAGCGTCAGCAGCCAGTCCTGCAGCTCGACGGCGCGGAGCTGGTCGACGGGCATTGCGCCCCAGCGGGGTCCGACGTAGTTTCTCCACGAGCGCAGCACGAGGTCGCGGGTGTTGGGGGCGAGGGCCCCCGCCTCGACCTGTGCGGCCATCTTGGGGACGAGCCACGTCTCGTAGGCCTTGGCTATGGTGGGCACGGGGACGTCGTCGGCGTGCTCGACGTGGATGCGGTCGAGTTCCGCGCACGCCTCGCGGTAGGTGCCGTACACGGTCTTGGTCTTGCGCCTGCGGCCCTGGGGCGTGTTCTGCATCCAGCGCAGGACGTACTTCTTGCCGCGCCTCATCTCGGTCACGGAACCCCAGACGCGGCGGCGCTGCTTCTTTGTCATATAATCAGATCCGTTCAGATCGCGGGCTTATTCTCCGTTTCGCCCGGTTCTGACTCCGGCCCCGTCTCACGTTCCAAAGTGCAGGGGCCGTCTCCTTAGTCTCGGGGCCGCGGCATCAGCCTACGGTCCCGAGATTTTTTGCTTTCATGGCATCACCTCCCTAGATGTAGACGCATGGGGTCTCACCCTTTCTGGCCCCCAATCTCCACAACGTGTTCGGTTTACATTTCGCCGCGATGGGGCGAGAATCGGGATAGCTCATCCACCGCGTGTGTGAAGGAGTCCTCTGGAGGCGCCCAAACAGCGCCTCCTGCTTTTAGAGTTAGCCTCCTGCTCATAGCTCGGGGCGTGGCTTGCCTCGGGGCCGAAACCCGGGGCTTTTTCATGGCCCGATTCTCCCAATCTTCTCGCTGCCGGCCGTTCGGACCGCTTGCGCGTCGGGCTATGACTCCGCCCCGTCTTCTGGCAGTTCGCCCGCTATTCCATCGTCGGCCTCTATCTTCGCTATCACGGGGCTGCCCTCGAGGGTCGAGAGTTGGCTGATAGCCATCTCTCGTAAATATGCCGCCCTCTGCCTGCGGTCGATTCCCCTTTTGATCAGTTCGGCGTTCATGCTTTCGAGGTTCGCGAGGACGAGCAGCTGGTGCAGGCTCGCCTCGTCTCGGATGTTGCCCGTCGCGCCCTCGTGCGACTCCCTCCACTGCTTTGCCGTCATGCCGAACAGGGCGACGTTGAGGACGTCCGCCTCGTTTGCGTAGGTGTAGCCCTCGACCTGCCGGCTCATGCTCGGCTTCAGCAGGTTCTCCTTCACGGCGTCGGTGTGTATACGGTAGTTGATCTTCGAGAAGAGCCTCTTCTCGTTCCACTCGCCGGAGATCCTGCTGTTCTCGTCGTTCTTCAGACGCTGGTAGTCTTTGATGACGTAGAGCTTGAATTCCGGGGAGATCCACGAAGCGAACTCGAATGCGATGTCCTTGTGGGCGAACGTGCCGCTCGCATACCTCCCCCTCTTGGTCCTTATGCCGATGGCGTTTGTCCTCGAAATCCACTTCGTCGGCGTCAGGGTGAAGGAGTTGAGCCCGGCCTCTTCCCTAAAGGCATCGAATTCGATGCCTTTAAAGTCGGGGTTGTGGAGCGACTCCCAAACACCGAGGAACTCGATGGTGTTCCTGTTCCTCATCCAGTTCTGCACCACCATCTTCGGCTCATCGCTCTTGTACCTCGCTATGTCCGTGAGTGAGATGTAGTCGTCCCCGCTGCCGGTCGACGCGACCCCGATCTCAATACCGAGTGCGCTGATCTTCTCGATTGCCTCTTTCGGAGCCATCCGCGCTCCTCCGTTCTTCCAGTCCGGTTGACAGGGGCCCGGTCGGCCCCAATGTTTCTACCTCTCGTCCCGCTCGCCCATGTACCAGACGACGCGGCCCTTGCAGACCACGGGCTCGTCGCCCGGCCCGGCGAGGATGTCGTCGTACTCGCCGCTGTGGCTGTCCGCCGTGAGCATGACCGTGGAGCGGCCCCGGGTGTAGTTGCGCACCACGGCGCCGTAGTCGGCCGTCTCGGCGAGCACCGGCTGGCCGTTGACCGGCTCCATGTCGGGGTCGACCAGCAGTAGGGCGTCGTGGGGGAAACGGTTGTCCATGCAGCCGCCCTGGGCGTGGACCATGAAGCCGCGCGGGTGCGCGTCGGCGATGGAGGCGGGGACCTCGACCTCGTCGGCGAGGTTTCCCTCGTCGCACGGCTCGCCCATGTGCGCGAAGCCCAGCAGGGGGACCATGCGCGACGTGCCGCTGATCGCGGCCTCGGTGGCGTCCTCTCCCATGAGGTCGGCAACCGTGGTGTCGAAAAGCTCGGCGAGCTGCTCAAGGTTCGCTTTTCTCGGCATCGACTTCTCGGATTCCCACTGGCCGATGGCAACTCGCGATACATCGAGTTTGTCGGCTATTTCCTGCTGGGTCAGTCCAGCTCTACTTCTGAGCCGGCGAAGGTTTTTACCGATTTCCATGGGCCTCTCCTTGCCTATGTATAACTTTACTTATCATTTTAGAAAAGAAAACTTTTCATTCTAGAAAAGTTTTTGTTTACACGATGCAAAGAAAGACTTACTATTAGTTCAGCAAGAGAGAGGAGGCCACTTGAATACCCTGCGAGATGTTCGCGAGAGCAAAGGGGTTAAGAAAGTCGCAGTTCAGCGGATGTTGGGAGTTAGCCAACCGACCTATGACCGTTACGAGCTTTATCCCGGAGAGATGCGAGCCAAAGACCTCGAAAGGGTCCTGACGTTCCTCGGCATCACTCGCGACGATATTTTTTTGGCAACAGAGGAAAGTTAAAGTTTGCATCAAACGAAACGGAGAGAACCATGAACGAGAACTACATCGACATCGAGCTGGGCGGCTGGAACATCCCCGAGGCCATCACGGTCGAGGCCGAGCCCGCCGAGGCCCGCGACTTTTCCGACTTCGAGCTGTAGGGGAGGGCGACATGGGAGACGTGAAGATGCGCCGCGAGAACATCAGGTACGAGGCGCGCGGGAAGTCCTTCGAGATCGAGTGCCCGAGCGGCTTCTCGGGCATCGAGGCCATCGTCTGCTGGTGCGACGCCGGTGGCGGCTGGCACCACGAGGCCTTCGAGTCGTTCCTCGACGCCCGCGGGCGCCTGGACGGTCTGCTGCGCGGCGAGGCGGTCATGGCCTACGTCCAGCGCACGGTGTGCATGAACACCGCCGATGCCATCGACCCCGGCATCCAGCCCGTTGAGGTCGGCCTCGCCGCGGGCGAGTGGGTCATGTATCAGCTGCAGAAGGGGCGTGAGTAGCGATGGGGAAGTAGGTCGGCTCCTACGCCGAGACGGGCCGTAACTAGATTTGACCAAACGAAAAAGGAGTAGGAAATGATTCAACTGATTATCGGAGCTGGTCTGGGACTCGGCGGCGTGGCCGCCGCCGTCGCCATCAAGCGGTATAACGAGGCCGAGCGCGAGAAGGCCGCCGGGCCCGCGGACCATTGGGGCAACAAGTACGAGGCCCGCATCGTCTCGCCCGCGTGCGCCCTGCCCCTCATCCTGGTAGGTGCCGTCATCGCCGCCCCCGCCTGCCTCTACACGCAGGACACCGGCGAGGTCTGCGTCATCCGCAACCTCGGCGGCTCGCTCGCCGGCTCGACCTCCGAGGCCGGTTTCCACGCCAAGGCCCCCTGGCAGGACGTCGTGACCTACGACGTCCGCAACAACCTCATCAACTTCTACGGGGACACCGACTACAAGGTGGACGGCGGCTCCTACGAGGGCAAGCAGGTCTCCATCAACGACAAGTCGGGCGCCAGCGCCAACATCGACATCCAGGTCAACTACTCCCTGAACCCCGATGCTGCGCTCAGCCTCTACAGCGAGTACGGCACGCAGGAGAGCTTCGTGGAGAAGTACATCTCTAACGACGTCCGCGCCGTCACCCGCGAGGTCTCGGGCGGCTTCGACACGGTGACGATGCTCACCGACCGCTCCCAGTTCACCAAGGCCGTCCAGAAGGCCCTCACCGAGAAGTGGAAGGGCATAGGCCTCACGGTCGAGCAGGTGAGCGTGCAGGACGTCCGCTACCCGAAGAACATCACCAAGAGCTACAGCGAGGCGCAGGCGGCCGAGGTCGCCAAGCAGAAGGCCCAGAACGAGCAGGAGACGGCCAAGGTCCAGGCCGAGACCAAGAAGATCGAGGCGCAGGGCCAGGCTGACGCCAACGCGGTCCTCGCGAACTCGCTCAACGACCAGATCATCCAGCAGCACTACATCGACGCGCTCAAGAGCATCGGCAAGGACGGCAACCTCGTCGTCGTGCCCGAGGGCTCCCAGCCGATCGTGGGCACGAAGTAGGGGCGGCGGCGATGTTGAACCTTATCCATGCGGCCGTCCGGGTCTTCCTCGACGTTCTCGCGGTCGCGTTCGTGCTAGAGCACACCCGCGAGCTTCATGAGAAACATCGCGAGATCAACGACGCGCCCAAGCAGGTCGCAGGCGTCGTTGATGAACCCGGCGAGGACGATCGCGGCGCTGATGCGAGGGTGCCGCTCGACCCAGTCGACGAGCCGCACGAGTAGGGGTCCCGCTGGTCGGACGTGCTTCGGGCGATATGTCTGATGTCTACGAATCATGGCCCGAAGCCTAACGCGTGTGTAACGCGTTAACGCGGGTATTGCCGCTCAGGCAATACCCGCGGGCCCCATCCCCGGGGCGGCACCGTTGCCCCGCGGCTCTCCATAACCATCCGCGGGGACGTTCCCTACCGGTGCCGTGCCGGGGGCGAGGCCCCGGAAAGACAAAAAAGGAGCCGCCCAGTGTGGAAAGCGGGGACGGCTCCCTGACCTGAAAGGAGGTCACTCATGGATTCTAGCAGAGCCAAAACGTTCCAGCAGATGGCCGACGAGCTTGGCATCAGGCACAAGCTGATGTACACGCTGCGCGAGGCGTCGAGGGTGACGGGGGTGCCCTACGACACGCTGCGCATCGAGTGCAAGGCGGGCCGCCTGCGCTCGCAGCTGCCCGAGGGGCGCAAGGTGGGGCGCATGGTGCGCCCGGAATGGGTGGAGCAGTGGATCGAGGAGGGAACGCATGGCATCGAAGCTGCTTAGGTGCGCTGGGTACATCGCGCTCCTGTTCGCGGTGTACGCCCTCATGCCGTACGTTCTGCGGGCGATGCTGCTCGCGGCGGACGGCATCCGCGTCGTGCTCGGAATGGGGTCGATGCTGTGATCGGAAGGAACTTCGCGTTCACCGTCCCGTTCGTGGCCGGCAAGCTTCGCCACAGGCTCGACCGACGCCACGCGCGGATGTACACGCCCACCGAGACCATCCGCAACGAGGCCGCCATCCGCGATGCGGCGCTCAAGGCCATGCGGGAGGCGTACCCGGGTCTCAAGGGGATGCTGTTCCCGTTCAGGGTCCCCGTCGCGGTACGCATCGACGCGTACGGCCCGCTGCCGGAGTCGAGGCCGAAGAGCATCACGTCGGAGCCTTACACGTTCAAGCCGGACGCGGACAACATAGCCAAGCTGGTGCTGGACGGGATGAACGGGGCTGTCTGGGGTGACGACAACCAGGTGGTCGAGCTCCATGTCGTCAAGTGGCCCCGAATGCGCGGCATCGAGCCGCACATGGACATATCGATAGCGCCCGGGTGGTCCGGGCGCAGGGACGAAACGGAGGAAATGTAAATGAAACGAAAGGCACTCAAGGAAATCATGAGGCAGGCCGTGGGCAACGTCCTCATCAACACGGAACTCAACGCCGAGGCGCTCAAGAAGGATATCGACCCCGCGGTGCTCCGCGGCGTCGCCTACGGCATGGCGGTCGCGCTCGTGCTGATGGACGAGGAGCCCATCGAGTTCGACCGTGAGTTCCTGGCGGTCATCATCGCGTACGGCAAGAAGTGCGAGGACGTCTACGCCGAGAGCGGTGCCGTCGCCACTATCTCCAAGCTCTACGGATGCGAGGTGAGCGTCGATGAGTAACGAGATCATCGAGTTCAAGGACGACGCGGGCATGCCCGTGAAGTTCACGGCGCAGGACATCCGCGAGCGCCTGTGCCCCAACGCCACCGACGGCGAGCTGGCGCTGTGCGTGGAGCTGTGCAACCGCCAGCACCTGAACCCGTTCACCAAGGAGGTGTACCTGGTTAAGTACGGCAGCGCCCCGGCGAGCATCATCACGGCCTATCAGGTGTTCAACCGCCGCGCGAACCGCCAGCCAAATTACGGCGGCATCGACAGCGGCGTCGTGGTGCTCCGCGACGGCGAGGTCGTCAAGAAGAAGGGCTCCGCCGTCTACAAGATGATCGGGGAGCAGCTCATCGGCGGCTGGGCCGAGGTCGCGTTCACCGACGGCAAGAAGCCGGCCTACGTCGAGCTGGCGCTCACCGACTACAGCACCGGCAAGAGCAACTGGGCGAAGATGCCCGGCGTCATGATCGACAAGTGCGCCAAGGCTGCGGCATGGCGCCTTGCCTACCCCGACGAGTTCGGCGGGATGTACACGGGCGAGGAGATGGACCAGAAGGTCGAGCGCGACATGCGCGCAGGTTCTCAGGCCGTCGAGGCCGAGAGCGTCGAGCCCGTGGCCGACCTGCAGCCCGTGCGCGAGCTGTTCAAGCCGTTCATGGCGGCGACCGGGCTCGACAGCGCCGGGGCCATGGCCGCCATCTGCGCCGCCGTGGGCTGCACGTCGGCCGTCATCAACATGTTCCTCAATCTGTTCCTCGGCATCTCCGTGGGCGCGAACGTCGTCATCGCGACGTACATCGGCCAGCGGGATAAGGAGAAGGTCCAGGCCTCCGTACATACCGCGATGCTGATCGCGCTCATCAGCGGCTTTGTGATGATGCTTGTGGGGTTCGTGACCGCGCGGCCGATCCTGGAGCTCATCCAGACGCCTGAGAGCGTGCTGGACAAGGCGGTCTTGTCCCTGCTCATCTATTTTGCCGGAATGCCGTTCATCATGGTGTATAACTTCGGCGCGGCAATTTTGCGCAGCGTCGGCGATACGAAGCGGCCGCTCATCTGCCTGACGGTGTCCGGCGTTCTGAACGCGGGGCTCAACATCTTCCTC